GGATGATACTATTTACTTTTATTTGACTCATAATATTTATACGATTGTTAGGGTTTCATTAGCACCCACTGTCACAGTGACGCCGCTTGCAATAGTTATTGGACCTGCCGCCATTGCGTTGCGACCATTAGTAATTGTGTAATCTGCTGAAACTGTTGTATTGTTTTCATAGAACACACCACCTTGAGTCACTGCACTAGCAGATGCTTCAAGACTAATACCGGGTACTCTAAACTTGGTTACAGAGGTGTTACCTAAAGTTATCTCATTGTCTACAGTTGCAGACGAAGGATCAGCGTCAGATCCGATAATAGTATTGTTATCTCCTGTCGTTAAAATATCACCAGCTCGATGACCAATTAAAGTGTTTCCAGTTCCATCAGTTATATTAACACCAGTTTCTTTTCCGAGACCAACGTTAACTCCTGTTGTACTAGATTCAAGAGAATCAGTACCGATTGCAATACTATTACTACTGTTAGTATGGCTTTTTAAAGCTTCATAACCAATAGCAATTAAGTTATCAACATTTGACCCACAACTAAACATGGATCTTTCACCAATAGAAATATTATTTCCATAACCACTCTGTACACCGTTTAACGCACTTTTACCAATAGCTACGTTTTTAACTGATGTTGTTACATTTTGCCCAGCTTGGTAGCCGATTAAAGTATTACCTTCACCAGAGGTTATCCTTTTCCCAGCTGACGTACCTACAAGTGTTGAATTAGATGCACTTGTTATATTTTCGGCTGCCATGTATCCAAGTATTGCATTGTTTGCACCACTTGTTAAAGCATAAGCAGCAGTGTTTCCTACAACAGCGTTTCCATCTCCACTAGCAGCTGCATTAGAACCTGCATTGTATCCAACAAAAACATTTAAACGTCCGTTACCATTCTTATATGCCTGACCTCCAATAGCTGTATTATAATCACCTCCAGTTATAGACGTACCAGCATCTTTACCAAAACAAGTGTTAAATAAAGCTCCTCCAGCAACTACACTATCTCCAGCACCAGTACCACCTACAGTGTTGTCGTCAGAATCACTTGTTACACCAGCAGCTACTGCTGCAAATCCAGCTTCACCGTTAGAATCAACTGTTAGTACATGACCATTAGTTGGTGTACCGCCGTTGTCCTTTAATGTTACGTTAATACCGGGTATTCTAAGTTTGGTAATATTACTGTTACCTAAATTTATTGTATTAGATTCGCTTGCAGAACTAGTATCTGAATTATAACCAATACATATATTATTTTCTCCAGTTTCAATACTGCTTCCACTTGCATCTCCTACACAAGTATTATAACCACCAGATGTTATATATCTTGCAGATTCGCTACCTATTTCTACGTTATTTCTGCCAGATGTATTACTAGCACCACTAGTAAAACCTATAGAGATATTTTCACGTCCAGTAGAACTTGCACTACCAGATGCTCTACCTATAGCTACATTCATTAGTCCAGTTGTACCGCTTTTAGCTTCGTATCCGAGCAGAACATTATACGTTCCAGTAGTTATAGCAGCACCAGCTTCTTTTCCGATACCTATATTATCAGATCCGCTAGTACATAATTTTAAAGGTTGAAGACCTAAACCTATGTTATTACTTCCAGAAGTAACAGCTTCTCCAGCTTCATATCCAATACATATATTTTTTTCTCCCGAAGTTACATAATAACCACTTTTATATCCAGCTGCAATATTATAACTTCCTGTACAATTAGTACTACCAGCAATTGCACCTAGCGATACGTTGTAATTTCCAGAGCTACCAACTTGAGAGTTATCGCCTAATGCTGTATTACGGTATCCTGTATTAAGAGCACCAGCAGCATCATTACCTACTACTGTATTTCTATCGCCTGTACTAATTGTATCACCAGCGTTATATCCGAATAAAGTATTTTGTTCGGCATTTGTTCCATTAAAACTATTACCAGCATTAGTACCACCTACAGTGTTATATTGAGAGTCACTACTTACACCAGAACTTGCAGCAGCAAATCCAGCTTCTCCGTTAGAGTCTACTGTAAGAACGTGTCCGTCAGTAGGTGTACCACCGTTATCTTTTAAGGTTACGTTTATTCCGGGAACTCTAAGTTTGGTGATACTAGAGTTACCTAAAGTTATTTCGTTAGAAACACTAGTTGACGTAGATGCTGCTTGATAACCAACACATATATTATTAGAACCAGTTTGTAATTGAATAGCACCAGAACCATAACCAGCATAACAACCTAAAAGTGTATTATTAGCACCAGTTGTAACACTCATCCCAGCACCAGAGCCTATAGAAGTATTATAATCAGATGTAGTTACATTACCTAAAGCATAATTACCAAATGCTGTATTTTCTGTTCCAGTGGTACAACTTGCAAGACTAGATTTACCCGTTGCTGTGTTAAAACTACCAGTTGTAGTGACATTCAAACTTAGATGCCCTACAGCAGTATTACTTTCGGCGGTTGTACTATAAAGTAAAGCGTAATTACCTACAGCAGTATTGTTGTTAGCTGTTGTGCAGCTTTGTAATGCACTATTTCCGACAGCAGTATTATAATCCCCAGTTGTATTATCAAGTAAACAGTTATAGCCTAAAGCAACGTTGTTGTCTCCAGTTGTGTTTGCTGTTAAACAACGAAAACCAAAAGCAGTATTATTGCTGGTTGTTGTTTGGCTTGCTAGAGCTAAATTACCGACAGCAGTATTTCTATCTCCTGTGGTAAGAGCAGTACCAGCGTTATATCCGTATACAGTATTTTTTGTACCACCACTACCAGAAGTATCTAATGAATCACCAGCGTTAGTACCAGCAACAGTGTTCTCGCTAGAGTCACTTGTTACACCAGCACTAACTTCTGCCCAAGTTAAACCACCTGTATTACCAGACTGTGCTGATAAAAAGTAGCCATTAGTAGGTGAGTTAGATACCTTTAGGTTTGCTTCGTCTACTACGTTGTCTGCAATAGTTAAAGCACCACTACCTGTAACTTCTCCTGAGTGAGTTGCGTTGGTTGTAATACCACTAACTGTTGAGTTAAGTGCTGCAATGTCTACACCATCAACTGTTCCTCCAACTGTAATGTTGCCAGAAAAATCACCGGCCTGACCATAAATTGCTTGCCATCTATACTGTGAAGTACTATAACCAAAGTCAATACTTGCACTAGAAGGTAACAACCGTCCACTACCATCTATTGAAAATCCATGTCCACCCTGCCTACGGAATTCAATCATGCCATTACCAGTATGTGTAATAGCTAGTTTTCCTTGTGTACTCGTTATTTCGCTATCAGTGCCATCGTGAAGTATCTCTAAATCTCCATGAGTTCCAAATATATTTTTTACATTATCACCGTGAGACTGGTTGCCTGTAAACGTGTTAGCACTTAGACCAGCTAAGTTACCAGTAGCTGTTACACCACCTTGCCAAGCTGAACCGTTATATACTTTTAGCTCGTTGGCTGAAGTATTAAAGTATAAATCTCCGGCAGCTAGTGAGTTACCACCACCATCTGTTGATGGGTTAGAAGAAGCTATTTGATATGTATTAGCAAAGCTATTGACATTACTGATATTGGTTGCTGCTGTGTTTACGTTAGATATAGAACCAGCAACTGTACTGATGTTACTGTTAGCTCCAGCTACTGTTGTGATGTTGGAGTTATTACCAGCAACGGTAGTTATATTACTGTTGTTACCGGCTACTGTTGTTATGTTACTAGAGATACCAGCTAAGGTATTCATGTTAGTAACATTACTTGAAGTACCCAGTGTATTCATGTCACTTACAACATCAGCAGTTCCTAAAGTATTTAGGTCTGAGACTGCATCAGCTGTACCTAGTCTTCCTATTTCTGTTGCTTTACCAGCTACAGCACCTATGTCAGTTGCATCTGCTGCAACAGCGTTGATGTTTGTAGCATTACCAGCTACAGCATTTACGTTAGATATATTGCCACCAACGTTTGTTACATTAGTGTTATTACTAGCTACTGTATTAATATTACTTGCATTACCAGCTACAGAGTTAACATTACTAATAGAGCCAGCTACAGTATTTACACTAGAAATACTACCAGATACTGTTGTTACTTCAGTTGCTTTAGAAGATAATCTATGGAAAGTATAAGTATTAAGTGTAGTAGTTGTTTCTACAAGTAGACCGTATCCAGCACTGTAAGTTGTACTGTTTTCAGCTCCTGTAATAGTTACAGTAGAGTTACCTACAGTTCCGTTAGAAATACTAATAACACCACTTCCATTAGAAGTAAGGTTAGAAGATAACGAACCTATACTAACAATAGTCCCTGCACCATTATTGACATCAGGGTTAGCATTTGGAAAACTTGTTTCGTTTGCTATCGGTACAAAACCACCTACATCATCAACAAGGTCTATAATACGAGCGTCAATAGCTGCTGTTGTAGCAATCTTATTATCTGCTGCGGACCAAGTTTCTCCAGACTGTATTTCTTCTCCACTAGCTAAATTATAATATCTTGATTCAGATTCTGTTTTTGTGTAATACCTGTTATCTAGTTGTCCAGCGTCTAGCTCAGTTTCTGTGTAGTATCTACCATCAGTAGAGGTAGTATTAATTTCAGAAACAGTAAGTTTATCAGACTGTAGTAGTGTTTTAATTTCACTAGCTGTCTGATCTGCTGTAGCACTTGCTTCTATAGCATTTAGTTTGCTGTGATCTGCGTCTGTAAATACATTACTATCTGTTGCAGCTTCTACGGCTGTTCTGATTTCTGCATTAGTCTGATCTGCTGTAGCACTAGCTTCTATGCCATCTAGCTTGTCGTGATGTGCTGTTGACATTACACCAGCAGCAGTACTATTTGCTTGATGTAGTGTTGCATTAGTTCCATCACTACTTGCAACAGTAACTTCTGTCGTTGTTGTAGAAGTAGAAAGGTTAGTTGATACGTTAGTATTCTTTGCTGTGTTAGCTGCTATAGCTGAGTTAATAGAGTTAGCTAACTTAGCGTCAGTAACTGCATCGTCTGCTATATGTGCTGTATCAATACTACCATCTGTATAGTGTTCAGAGTCAATAGCATTATCAGCTATCTTTCCGCCTACTATAGCATCATTTGCTATCTTAGCTGTAGTAACTTGTAAGTCATCTATATGTACAGTATCTATACTACCGTCTGTATAATGCTCTGAGTTGATTGCATTATCTGCAATCTTGTCACTATTGATTGCATCATTCGCAATCTTAGCATTAGTAACTGCGGCATTAGCTATAGTTAAAGCTACAGAACCAGTAACGTCACCTGTATGAGTTTGGTTAGTAGTCTTACTTGTGTTAGCTGCTATCTCAGTATTAATAGAGTTAGCTAGTTTGTCAGCTGTTACAGCATCATCTGTTATTTTAACAGTTGTAACTGCATTAGAAGCTAAGTCAGCCGCTACTACTGTACCATCTAATATCTTAGCACTTGTTACAGCACCGTCTTTAATATCGCTTGCTACTATTGTTTGATTCTGTTCTTCTTGTGCAGCATACAGAATCTGTGTCATGTTGCTGTTAAGATCGCCTGCCTTAACTGCCGAGCCTGCTGTGTAGGTTGCCTTAGCAGTGTCTACATCTGTATCTCTACGGATACGTATTGCAGCTGGACTTGCTGGTATGTTGCCTGATGTAAAGACTACATTACCACCACCTGTTGTTGTGTAGCTGGTTATATTATAGTGATTGCCTGATGTCTTTACGACACCATCTACATCAACTTTAATATCAGCTTCTTGGATGGAAGGGAAAGAAAACGACTTAGTAGCGTTTCCATCCCCAGTGTAATCTACGAATGTTGTTGCCATTATTTATAAATGTTGAGGATGTTTGCGGATGCACTTCGTTTGTCTATCTGTGCTAGTTTTTCTGCACGTTGTTTTGCAATAACGTCTGCTATATTAGGATCATCCTTAATTGATGCCCATGCTTTTTTCTTAGCACGTTTAAACAGTCTATCTATAATTCTATTATGATAATAGTCTCTAGCGTTAAACTGTGCACGTTTGCCTGCACGTATATCTTCATACATTTTCTCCATAGATGCTATCATCTTAGGATCTTTAGCAAACTTATCTAGCTCTAGTTCTAAGTTAAGAGAACCTAATGCTCGTTGAAATTCTGATCTAATATAAGGATGGTCAGTCAAGTTTGTGCTGTCTGGTGCAAAGTATGTAGATGTACGTAAATCGTAACCACTGTCAAATAAGAAGTCTCTACCTTCACTCTGTTCTAAATTAAGAGTAATAGGGCTTACTGCATTATATGCACGAGTAAGAAAGTCCCAATCTTTTAATGGTTTACCGTTAAGCATGTCATACTTAAGAGGTAACTGTTTTTCAGCAAGATTTTCTGTAATCAAGTTTCTATTACGTATAGACTGGTACACACCTGAGTTGATCTCACGCATGTACGGGGTAAATACTTTACCTAAGTCATTACGAAGACCAGATAGTGGTACTGAGTTGTTAATTAATCCAGACACAATACGACCTCCTTGCCCGGGTCTACCTGCAAATAGGTCAACAAAAGACTGAATACCAGCTAGATATGATTTACTTGTAACAGCCTGAGCTATAACAAGAGATATTTTACCTAGTTCGTTTTCTGTCCACTCCTCACCCATAAGTTGACTTGCATCACCTACGTCAGCTATTGTAGACATAATAAGGTTAAATGGTTCAAACTGGTCGTAACCAACACGAACTGCACCTACTTTAAATGTTCTAGGCTCCCACTTACCGTCAAGCCATAGTTGTCTTTTCTGTCTGTCTACAGGTCCATTACCATTAAGATCACCACGCATCCATGCCTGTGTAGCCATAAATGTAACCGCAGAACCTATTGCTAATCTACCTGTTTGTAAAGATCGTGCGTTAGCTAACTCTTCTGGAGTAAATATACCATACTTGTTTACACTAGCTAAGTCGTTAGGATTAGCAAATGCTACATCATTAAACTCTTTAACTAAAAAGTTAAAACCGGGGGTATACTTACCTGTCAGTGCAAGTCCGTTTACACCAGTTCTAGCAAACAAAAAGAATGGTTTAGCTAAAGGTGTAGCACTAAATACATCGTTAAGACCTTTTGCGAAGCCTGTAAGCTCTTGTGTTAGTGTTACTTCTTTACGTGCAAACTTTGTTGCTTCGTCTATAATATTTCCGTTAGCATCAAATACCTGTGCATAGAAATCATCTTCATATGCTTTCATTAACTCAGGTGTAATTTTAGGTATTTTATAACCATTATCCTGTAACTCAAGAACTTTACGCATAGCTTTTTCACGCATCTTAGCACGACCAAGTACGTAACCAAACGCATCGTCAGTTGCTGCCATCAGCTTAGTAGAGTATGTTAAGAAGTTACTGTTGTTCATTTGACGTGCCATGTTAGCTACACGAAAAGCTGCTTGCTCTCCCTCACTAGCTCGACCACTATCTTCTGCCCAACGACGTAATATTTCCCAGTTATCATCTGCTGCTGTAAACTCTGCATAACGTGTCTTGATAGATCTTATATCACCTTTCCAGTATGAGTTAAGTTTAGTTCTAAATATAGTAAATGATTCTGGTATTGATTCTATCATACCGTTTACTGATGCTAGACTTGCTCTAACGTCAGCTACGTTGCCATCAAAGGGTAGCCTTAAAACTGATCCTAGTGCTGTAGCTAAAGGTCTTAGTACTGTTGCAGTAGATGTACCCATAATAGCTCGCATTGGTGTTTTAGGACCTGACAGTATACTGTGTGTCATTACACCTTCTAGCTCACGTATCATAGCACCTTTTCTGTTAGGACTTGTAGCTTCTAACTGTCCACCCAGTATAGTCTTTCTTGCCCAGTTGTCAAAGTCATCTAATGTATTAACACTATCTATCATAGAAAATGCTTCATACAAAGCGTTAAGTAAGTTATCATCTTTGTCATCACCAGCAATCTTAAGTATAGACATAATAGAATCTTTAGCATCTGTTAGCGACGCTTGTGTTGCTTCTTCTACAGTCTTTTTACTCTTTTTACCTAGACCTAGTTCTCTAAATGAATCAGACTTTACAAATCTAGCTTTCTTAGTTTCGTACAATGCGGTGAGCATAGTGTCTACTAGCTGTTTTGTTGGTCCGTCTATGTCTTGTATGTCAACAAGATCTGCTATTTCTCTACCAGCTGTACCTAAATCACGCAGTTGTTTAAGTAATGTACCGACTATAAGGTCAGCAATTACTACGTTCTTAGATGTCCATATGTCTACACCGTCTATAGTATCTGGTTGAGCTTCTAATAGTTCTTTTAAATACTCTTGTGGTGACATATCTACAGCATTTCTGCCTTGAGTAATACGCTGGTGTCCTTCAATAGCCTCTCTAAATTTAGAAGCTAATGCTTTTCTGTCGCCTTTTGCTGCATCTAGTTCTTTAGCAAACTTTTCAGTGCTTAATAAACCTCGCAAAATACGTTCTACTGTAGCATCATCAGTACCGCCTTCCATAGCTATACGCTCACGTTCAACAGGTGTAGTTACAGAACCCGTAGATCCCTCTTCTGATCCCCAGTTTTTACGTGTAGCAGATAGTTGATCTCTTGCAGTCTGTGGATCTACTTCTGATATGTGTGCTCCTTGGTGTGGTTGAGATATAGGTGCATTTTTATCTGCTCTAAAATCTGTCTCACCCTGACGTATCTGTGCTACGCCAGCCTCTACTGTTTGTTTTTCTAAACTTTTATTACGTTTAGTTATTTGCTCGATACTTTTTTTACCACCTTTTCCAAGTGAGTATGCAAGCCCGTCAAAAACTAGACCTATGCCCATGCCTTCGACTATGTTCTTCAGTTTCATTATAACTGGATGGTCGGTATCTTTAGTAGATATCGGTGTATCTATCCAACCATACCTGTCACGTAATGCACCTAGAGCGTTCTGTTCATCTGACTCTTTAGATACAAGGTCAGACACAGCTCCTACAGCTGCACCTCTAATGATGTTTCCTTTTGATAGTGCAAGTATACCAGCTGGGATTGACACAATGCCGGTAGCTGCAACACCTTTAGCTGCTGCAACTGTACCTACTGCAAGTGTACCAAAGTGGACTAAGCCACGTAACTGTTTACCCCACCATGTTTTTGTTTCTATCGGATTGTCATATGCTCCAAATGGACTCCACTCTGGTCTGTATGTACCAGTTTCTTGTCTTTCTCTTTGCATCTCGCCAGACAACGCATCAATAGTACGTTCTGGAAAGGTTGCGAGAGAAGATGCTGTGTCTTGAATTCCACCAGACAATATGGACTGTCCTTCTTTTATGAGTGCCTTAGCACCCCAGTTATCAGCATTACGAGGATCATCTTGAACTTCCTTAGAAACTCTTTCCTCTTGCTGTAACGTAGACTGAGATTGTTCTTGTGCATCTCTAGCCTGTTCGTACTCATCCTGTGCTTGTTCCGTTTCGTCTGCTAAATAATCAGCATACTCGGGATCAATATTTATATCCACATTAGAGTAATTTGAATCAGTCATTTGTTCTTAGTTTCTCAATTTCTGCTTTTTGTGCTTCTAAGTCTTGTATTATTTTTTCAATATCTGGTCTAGGTAGATATAACTTTTGTAAAAATTTTGGTATAACACGCATGTTTGTTAAGCCTTTATCTCCTTCAGTTGCTTTTCCTAGCAAGTCATTATAGTATGCTAAGTTTCTATCAATTCTTGCAATCTTTTTATCGCCTGTTTCTTGAGCTTCTTCTTTTTTTACTATTTGTTCTATCTCTAAAACTACACCAGCTGTAAGATTTTGAAACTGATTTGTAGGCATTTCTCGTAACATAGGAGATACATTAAGAGTAGCCTGTATTTCATTAGCGTCCATGTTTACTAGCCTATCCCATCTTCCTATCTCTTCGTCGCCTTCAAAGATTGTTTCTTCACCACCTTTTTTAGCTTGTATAATAGCACCTCTAATACTGTTAGTTCTGTTAGAACGCTGTCTAATAAGTTCAAATACCATCTGACTCTGTGTTTCTTCGTCAAATATAGCATCTTTACTTATAACACCAGACTTTGTAGCTTCCTTAATTTCTTGTGCAGTGTACCCAAAAATTCCAAAGTTACTACCACCTCTGTTAGCAAACTCTATTACTTGACCAACAGTTAGTTTGTCACCATTATTTTTACCAAACCCTATAGCTGGTAAATATGTACCTAGCTCGTTACCATCTTTTCTAAAACCTATCAGGACTTTTGCTGCTAGTTCTGGATCTTGTAATAATTTAATATTTGTTTTAGTTAGGTGTGGTTTAACTTCAAACTCATTCAGTTGTTTTTTAGAAAGTCCAGACTGTTTGTCTACTAAGACTCCATCTTTATTCGGTTTAAAACGTTCAGCAATCTCACCTAAACCATTATAACCATCCATAGACCTAAATCTATCTTCGGCAAAATCTATAGCTGAAATTTTAGTACCTCTAACTACACCTTTAAAATAAGTTGGAAACGCTTCACCGTATAGTTTGTGTCGTTTGTACTGTGAAAGTGCAATCTGCTCTGCAAGAGAGTTAAAGTCTGCGTTAAATCTAACCTTGTTAGAATCAGAGCGTAACAGCTCATTATCTGACAATATATCTACAGGTTGAATTCGCCTACCTTGTCTTGCTTCTATAGAAGATTGTGTATATCTACCAGCACCTAAATTTTTAGATACTGTGTCAAATACTCTTGCTTCTGCGTCACGTGGATCAACACCGGCCTCAACTAAGTTTGCTACTTTAGCTTTAAAATCACCGTATGCTTTTTCTATTTGACGAAGCTCTTTTGGTGTAGGATCATCGTCACTTGCGATAAAACCATCTTGTAAAAATTTCTTATAATCAATAGTTGCATCTGGTTTACCAGCTTGTCCATCATACTCTCCACCAGTATTTCCAGAGCCACTACTTAGTGTGCTTGCATCAAAACTTGGATACTTTGTTTCTAAGTCTTGTAAAAAATTAGACTCAACCCCCGGTGATACGTTTGGATTAGCTTTTATAAACTGGTCATACTCGTCTTTTGCTAAGACTTCATCAGCTCTATTGCTTTGCTGTACTTCATTAGCTCTTTCTATTTCTGCATTTTGCATTATAGAGTTAAGAGTATTTTTAAATGGAAAGTCACCATCTGCTATAGTAGTTTTTTTACCAGTAGCTTTGTGTTCAAATATAGCCCCATCAAAAAGATATTCTAAATGTTCTGGAAATAATTTGCGATCATCTTCAGCACTTTCTGCGGCTACCTCGCTGAATATATACTCAATAGCTTCTCTAGGTGTATCAAAATTCATTCTGTTTTTAACAGTCTCAACAAGAGTCATTACATCTACGTCAAACTTAGCACCTTCTGAATATGGTGCAAGAGTATCAACAATTATTTTTCTAGTTTTTTTCTTATTTATTTTTTCAAAGTTTCTGTTAGCGTTACCTTTCCAAGATTGGAAATTGTTTTCTCTTCTTTGCTTAATATCAGGGTAGATAGTATTATAAAAAGCCTTTCTAAATTCTCTACTATTAGTATCTATTCCGAGACCTCTTGCTCTACGAAGCAAGTTAGTGATCATTAATTCATCAGCAGCGTTATGTAACCCAAGATACTCGTCTGAATCAGTAATGTCTTGACCACCGTTTTCGTTTATAAACTGTTGTCTAGAACCATAACCGTTTTCATTTAATATTCTTAGTAGTTGTTTAACTCCAATGTCTTCTGGAACTTCAACGTTTCTAGCTCTTAAAAAGTTTTGAGCAGATTCTTTAAGTTCACCTTTTTCGTTACGTAACTGTTTGTCAAATTTAGAGTTTTCTAATTCAAACTTACCTTCTTTTTCATATAAATCAGCAGTAGAGTTTTGATCTAAGAAGTCCATTGCTTCATTAATTTTTTCTTGTGCTTCTTGATTATCTTTAAAAGTTTGTATAGCTTGACCAGCTTTGGAAGAAAAAGTTGCTAAAGACTCCAAGTTTTTCATGGGAGTCTCTGCGATGTCTTTCTGTATCTGAGCCATCTCGTTATAAAACTGGATGGTGTCCTGTTGGTTAGCTTCGATCTGTTTGTTAACGGCGTCTGTTAGATCAGGCTCTGTTTCTGCATAGTTTTTTATACCGTAGCCGGGTATTTCGTCCCGTTCCTTACCTATGAGATTTCCGAATGATGATGTCATAATTATTGTGGTCCGAATCCGAAGTTTTTACCAAATATGTTAGTGCCACCAAAGCCGCTGTATATACTTGCTACACTGCTTGCTATCTGTAAAGCACCACCTAATCTATTTGTAGGAGGTAACATAACAGGTGCACCGTATGCAGCTGGTATACCTAAAGCTTCTCGACCTTGAGCTTGTGCAGCTTGGAACTTACGTTTAGAACCTTCTTGAGCATATGCCATATTACGTCGTAACACGTTATCAATAACTGATTCGACTTCTGACTGAGCTGCAAGGTATCCTTGTAACTGAGCTTTACCAAATGTTCTAGATCTGCCACCTTCATTAACAGTACCTTTAGCTCTAAAGTACTTCTGAGCAGCAGCTTCTACTCGTTTTCTACCCTTACCTTGGGCAGCAAGAGCACCAGCATAGGCATCACTTAAATCACGTGAGTAACCTACGACATTTCTTTTCTGTGTTCTTGCTAGTTGTGTTTCTTTGTTGAAGAACTTGAGTCCTTCTTGTGCAAATAGGGCATCTTTCTGAGCAGCTCTTTCTTTAGCGGCTGCTCTTGCCCCTGCATTAGCGTCTACGCACACGGCAAAATTCTATAAATGTTATATTGTTTGGTCCATGTTCTAACTTACGTAAA